GCATTGTTTCAATACATGTGTCGCCAACCTGATTTCTTGGCAGTCCTTGACAAAAAACGCGCAATCGAAATGGTCGAACATAACAGCGCATATCGCTTTTCCTATTATTCTAGTGATGTGGAATTAAAAAATAAAATACGCATGGCTATAAATATGGCTATTAATAAAAAACCAGAATTTGCTTACAAGATCCTAAAAGCATTTGTTATTCTAGGAAGGCCACACGTCAAGCGGAGGGTTAATAGTTATATGTCAATTGGGCAAGCTCTTAACTATTCCCATTTACCAGCGGAATATCAAGATAATTAATTAATAAAAATAGTTTTTAAAATTGTATATGAATGTGTATAGTATATGCTCTGTAATGTTTTATTTAATTAAATAATTAAAATTCTGTTTTTTTTATACATAAAAAACAAGAATTATTTGATTAAACTATAATAGTCTTAAATGTATTTACAGCAACTTGCCCAATTATTTCCGTTTTTATAACATTTTGGATTTGTGTATATATAATTGGCGTATTTTTTTGTGTCTTAGAATGAGAATTTTTTTTACAAAGGTAGGCACATCTTTTAATTACCTGTCTAGGAATATCCTTCAATTTGTTAGTATTTTTTAAAATAATATGACAAGATGGTTCCCCCGATACATGAAACCATACATCTGTATCAATAGCATCATCAATTATTTGAAAATTATCGTGCTTATTTTTTCCTATTATAATTACATAATTAATCAAGTTACATTCAAAAATTTCCATTTTCATTATAGCGTTATTATAAATAATTTGAATAAATATACTTATATTATTTATATAATATTAATTAATTTTATAAACGTTTACCTTTTACTATAGTTGTTAACTCTTGTTTAAAAGCCGATTGTTTTGTTTTTTTGGGAAAGCTTTGTAAAGCAATATTAATTTTTTCAACTTGAACAGCTCTTTTTTGTATTAATTCTGATTTGGCTTCCGTATGAATAATCCTTTCCGTTATTTGAATCCCTCTCATTATTTTTGCGGCAATATCCCTTCTTTTTAAATTACATGCTTTACATAAGCACCCTTCATCTATATAATGATTAAATTGAATAAAGTCAATATGTGAATTTTCAATCGTAATTTCATTATATATATTATATTGTTCTATAGTATAACCGGTTACAGACTCAGATGATTTACGGTTCCAATCGTTATAATATTGTTGTTTTTCTTCTTCTGAATAATAATAATTTAAATATTTACAATTCATTAATTCATCCAAAAAATTCTTTGGTATTTTATAATTATTTTTAAATACATTATATATATTTTTAATGGGTTTCTTAGTTGTTTCATAATCTTTTATGATTCCAATATTAATATGAAGAATATTGGTTAAAATTTGCCCCCATTTATTAGAATCTTTTAAACGTAATTTAATATACTTAATTCCGTTTTCTTCAACTAATAAAAAATTATTTTTAAAATCAAATTTATCTGGGATAGTGATATTATACCTATCCATAAAATGATCTCCGTTTCCAATATGTGAAAAAATGTTATTAAATCTATTAATCACTTTGTTAACATTATAATTATTTATATTTTGATCAGTATTATTGAAATGATATGAACCTATTTTTTCAAAAAAAACAGATATTTTTCTTTCGATTGGACTTCGGTAAATATCAATTACATATACTTCTTTTCCCAAATATTTATTAAATAAAATTAACTCATTTATAGTAATACCATCTATATGACCTAATACGCGGAGCATATCTTCATCATGAATATGGATTATCACAAATTTTTCTAATCCAAAAATTCTTAACGAACTAACAATAGAAGTGGAACCAACTTTGGGAGCACTATAAATAAAAATGATTTTATTATGTTGTCCCTTACTAATATTTAATGTTTCATTAGCTTTTAATAAAATTACTAACTTTTCTGGATTTTTTATAAAGTCAAAAGCATTTGAACTATTTGTTTCCATATTTTCTTCTATCATAAGTTATTTATATATTTATATTTATTAATTTAAACATATAAATTTATTATTTCTAAATATTTAATTATTATGCCACTAAGTTAGACAAATTTGTTTTATTGGATACAAAATGTTTATTCATATATTTTTGAATATTAAAATAGGTTAATCCATTTATTTCATTGTCTTGTATTCCAAGAAGACTTTTTAGTTTAGTATCAGGAACAATCTTATTTTTTAAATCTTCACCCTTTTCTAATAAATTATTTATTTGTATATAATTTACCAATGCCTTTGTAACTTCAGTGCGCGCTATTTCAGTACCCTCCGGTTTATCCATAAATTCACATAACTCTTTTGTTACCTTGGTAGGTTTAGCAAACCCAGATGGAGCTCTTTTAATTTTTGGTTTATCTATCTTTCTATTTTGTTTTGATTGTTTAAACTCCTTTTTAACATTTTTTTCGATATTCTTTATTTTTTGTTGTAATGAACTTATTTGCATTTTAAACAATGTAAGGCTATCATTAATATTAGAAAATTGATCCATAATTGAATTTAGAGAATCATAAGAATCATTTGAATCATTAATTACTATGTGTTCACTCATTTATATAGAAATATGTAGTAGAGGTTTTAAATGGTTTTTAATGAATTAATTTATTGTTTATTTAATATAATTATTGAATTAAAATTATGTTTATAAATAAAATATCCAAAATAACTATATGAACGATATTTACTCATTGATCCATAATAATAATAATTCAATATTGAATAATTCATTTGATATCAATTATAATATCGATAATAATATCGATAATATGGAATTTGATTTTTCATTGTGTCATGGGTATTATGGGTGTTGTCTTTATAGACCCTAAAAATAATGAAAACCAAAGTGTCTATGATGGAGAGGAAGAATATAATTATGATAATGATGATAATGATGATAATGATGATAATGAAGATGACATAAATAAGTATGAATATGATGAAAGGGTAAATATATATGACCAGATTGCCAAAATAAAAAAACTATACAATTCACAATACAATAAATTTTTACAAAATAATAATAAAAAAAATCATAATAAAGAAAATAATACAAATATTAAAATAAATCCCTTAAAACAAAAAATATTAAATCATACACCATCGTTACCAATACCAATCAATAATATTAAAAAATAATTTAATGTATTTATATATTATATGAAAACATTAAGATTTCCAATAAGATATATTCCATATAGTTTGTCAAAAGAAGATAAGCAAAGACAAAAAGATTTATTACTAAAATCAAGAAAATTATATAAAAAACAAAAATATTACACTAGAAAATCAATTTCATCTTATAAAAATAAAACATCCAATCATATTGTTAATGCTAGAAAAATATATAAATTAGATAAAATTTCTCCAAATAGTAAATTATCCAAAGCCACTGGATGTTCAATATTCGCTCTAAAAAAAATTGTTAATAAGGGAGAAGGTGCTTATTTTTCCTCCGGTTCAAGACCGAATCAAACAGCACAATCCTGGGGTTTAGCGCGTTTAGCCAGTTCTATCACATCTGGAAAATCAGCTGCTGTTGATTTTAATATATTAGAAAAAGGCTGTAATCATAATAAAAAAGCATTTAAATTAGCAAAAAAAGCCAAAAAAATATATAAATATGGAAGAGGAAAAACACATAAAATAACAATAAAGAAATAACATGGTGAAAGAAAAGAATTTAAAAATTCATAAACAATTATTAAATATGTATCAGATTTCCATTATTTTGACTTGTACAGTAAACATAAATCCAAATAAAAGTTGGTTATTACAAATTAATCCTTTAGAACGTAAACAAATATATATAAAAAGTGTATTACAATGGTTAGAGTTTTCAAATTTTAATATTATTTTAATTGATAATTCAGGAGAAACTTTTAATGAATTAAATCATGAAAAAGAAATATATAAAAATAGATTCGAAGTTATTACTTTTATCGAAAGTCAAGAAAAAGAAGCTGGTTATTTATTAAATAATATTTCTAAAGGGGCAAGTGAAATGTTTGCTATCAATTACGCTTTTTGTCATTCTAAATTAATACATAATTCTATCTTTATAATAAAAGTAACTGGGCGATATTTTATTGAAGAATTAGAAGAATACTTGCGATTTTTCGATTTAAATAATTATGACTGTTTAACTCAGTTAAACAGAAATAGATGTGAAATGGTAGGAAGCCATTACAAAAATTTTACTCATATATTCAATAAGTATTTGATTTATGATAATTATCAATATGAAGGTCATGTGGAAAATATTTGGAATTATAGAACATCTAAATATGATAATATATTAGTATGTAAAGAATTCTCTATTAATGAAACAACAAGAGGATGTTTACAAACTAGTTTTAGCAACATATGATAATTTGAATATATGATTTTAATTTTGATTATAAAATTTACATAATATTTATAATCAATTATATAATTATACAATAATTAAACTTTTTATCTACTTCTTACTTACTTTTTACCTACTATCTCCTCCCCTTCCTCTACCTCCAGCAGGTCTTGTAGCTCTTGGCTTTCTAGGTGCTGAAACCGGAGTTTGAGAGTCAGATTCTTGATTGGCTGCTTTTTTTGCGCGTGATACATAACTCCATTCATTATCAGGCGTTTGTGTCTTTTGAGATGTTTGTTCTCTTTTAGGCTTTTGTGAACCAGACGCAGGAGGTCTAACAGAACGCGGAGTCTTGGGAGCCTCTTCACATTCATCTGATTCGGCTTCTGGTCTTGTAGTTTTATATTGAGAACGAGCTACGCGTAAATCACGTCTAGTTTCACACATTAGCTTTCCTCCCTTGATTCCACACACACCTCCAGCTTGATATTCATGATCAGAAGTCTTAGTATCGGACAAATAGAATTCAACATATTCGCCTTGAACTAAATACTTGTATTGTTCAGATTCTACCTTGATAGAACTATGATGAACAAATACGTCACTACCTGATTTTGGCCCATCAGTTACAGTAACAAAGCCATAACCGGCCTTATTATTAAACCACTTTACGCGACCTAGAAATCTCTCTGGAGAGGATGATACGGTGGAAGTTGAAACAGCAGTTACACTATCAGACATTTTATTATACTATATAATATGGTATCTCTTTATATCATTTTAAAAAATAATTAATTCTCCCATTCATACTTGTCTATTTCATTATACCCATTTTGTGTAAATAATTTTTTCATTATATTTATTAGATAATCATAATCAGGTTTTTCATCAAACCTAATATCATGTATATAATGAAGCATTATTTTAATAAATGATGGCACTTCTTCTTTATATTTAAACAATTTTTTTAATATTATCATTCTTTCTCCAACTGAATAATCAAACCATTCTAATCTTCCCAATAACATATACGCAATAATGTAAATACATGATTCTACATCATCCCGTCTACTCGGTTCGGTTCCATTGTGTATATTTAAACTAACAAAATTAGGAGTTCCAATTAATTTACTTATATTTTTTTCTATTATATGCTTATTATCATAACTATATCTTTTACAAAACCCAAAATCTATTAAATATAATTTATTAGTTGATCGATTATTATTTAGACCAAACAAAAAATTATCTGGTTTTATATCTCGGTGTATTAAAAGGTTTTCATGTAACACTTTAATTCGTTCAATAATTTGTATTCCTAATCTTAATACGGTTTTTAAAGAAAATACCTTATAATGCTCTATTAATTTTAATAATGAACTTCCACATAATTCTATAACAAGAATATTTTGATTTTCACTTGTTTCATACCATTTTAATAATGGAAACCCATCTTTTTTACACAAATATTGGTATATTCTTGCTTCATTTTTCAATGTTTTGTTAGTTGTATTTGATTCAACCTTTACGGCTACGAATTCTCCAGTTCTTACATTTTGTCCTTTATATATTTGACCAAATGACCCTTCTGATATTTTTTCAACTAATTTATATTTATTTGACAACATTATATAATATATTTATAAAATGTATAATATTATATAATAATTTTATAAATATATTATATAATATAAATGAAGAATTTATTTACCAATAATACTATTTATATAATTATAGTAGTTATTATAATTATCGTTGTTATATATTTAATGTATTCCAGATCTACATACATTGTTGAAGGTATAAAAAATATTAATAAAAATAATCATAAATATAGCAAGAAAATTACTGATCGTTGTTCCAAACAAGGATGTCCAGTTGACAAAATACAAAATTCCATTTATCAACTTCATAGTGATTATAAAAAAATTAGAGATAGGAACCATTTATTATCTCACGATAGTATTTCCAATAATTTCTTCTTTAAAACTGTTGGACCATCTAATATTTTTATTATCAGACATGGTGAAAAAATTAGTGGACGATCAGGCTTGGATTGTAATGGAATATTGCGTTCCAGTTTTATACCAGAACTAATTGTAGATTTAAATGATAAGGGGTATGGAATCCATGCTATCATATCAGCTTATGATTACAATAGTATGCATGTTGATCAGACTGTATCTCTTACCTCTTGGTTATTAACAATTCCGAGTTATATGTATGGTGAACCCTCATCAAATGAAATAACAGTTCAAAATTTATTTACTATTCCATTTTTTTCTGGTAAAACAATTTTAATATGCTGGGAACATACATGTATTCAAGCACTAATACAAAATATTATTACAATTGGATCAAAAGCGAAGGGATTATCCAATTATACATTTAAAAATCCAGAAGGAAACTCTGATTTACCATATTGGGATCATGATAATTATAAATCTCTAATTCATTTTGATGAAAATTTAAATTATACAGTTTCAGAAGAACCTTTAGAAACCTGTAATAAAAAAGACAATAATATTTTAACTTATGGTGATGTTCAAACATGTAAATTTAATAGTCTTACATAAAAAAATTAGTTTAATTAATTTTTACAAATTTAAAATGGCCGCTTATGCCCAAAAAAACAATAAGGTTTGTTCTTCACAGAGCGTGTAAATATCGGAAATATTGAAAGTTTTTAATGAAAAAACTATGAAATGAATTCACAAATTATAAATAGTATGAATGGCGACGAATTTGTAACTTATATTTGTAATTGGCAAAAAAATAATTAAATATATAAAATTGAATTAAATATATTATTTTTATTTAAAAATAGAAATAAATAGGAATAAAATGAACGATATAATCGAAGACGAAATTGTATTTGAAATTGAAGTGGTAAAAAAGAATAAAAAATCTATTTATAACAGTATTAACTTTACACAAAGCCAATCCCATGGTTTATTCTGGGATAATGAGATAAGAGAAAAAGTATTTGGTTTACCTCCATGTAAAAATGATACAACAAAGTATGATATAAGTTGCCAAGACAATAAGTTTAATAATCTGGAAAATATATCCATTAAAACATCTGGCAACAATAATATTGACTGTGGCGATATATTACGTTTCTTTAATGGAGATTTCAAAAAAAAATATACAATTATACTAATAAAATATTTACAAATAGAAAATAAAAAATGTATATTAGAAATTTTGGAAATGGATTATAATATGGAATTGCGTAATTATCTTTTCGGCACAATAACAGAAGAAATATTAAAAAATTATGTTAGTTATATTCATAGTATTCCTCATGGTCCAGTGCCTCAATGTATAAAAGAGAATTATAAAAATATAAAAAATGAGCTACAAAAAACTCATTATATGAATATTAATATATCACCCAAAGTCGATTCTAAGTCGCAAAGGCGAGTTCAATGTTCCATCACAAATGTGAATAAATTAGTCCAACAATTCCCAAACATAATCATTTCTTATACAAAATCAAATATTATTCGTGGAATAGAAATAACAGGAACCATAAATTCAGAACCAAGAAAACGCAATAAAAAAATGTAATTTAACACTTAATAAATTACATAATTAAGAGTTTAATAATATATTAAATTCTCTAATTATTTCAGGTTTAGAAATAGATTTGGGTCCTACTGTATTGTTAGTTTCAAATTGTATTTTGCGTATTTTTTCGATAATATCTTCTTTCAATATATCACTATTAAATTTTATAAAATAATGAGATTGTATGCTCTTATTTGCTAAATCATCCGTGCTTATTACACCAGCATTCACACCAACACGTCGAAATGAAATATCCGGGTTCTCCTCTTTTTTAACAAAAGCAAATTTTAATGCTTCTTCTTTTTGTATAACTGGTCTTTTATCCATTCTTTTTTCCCATATTTGAAAAACACATGGAACATCTCTTTCTTCCGAAGCATTAATAATAAACGAATTTTTATCTAAATCTTGTTCATAAACTAAGTGAAAATGTTCAGGAAAATGATTCCTCATACTTGATTTTTTAAAACTCTTTGGTAAGATAAAAGATATAACATCACTTATTTCAGCTGATTTTTTTATAAATTTAATAGCCAACGAAGATTGTCGCCCGAATGGTGGATTGCCTACTGAATAAACCTTACTAGTAGAACTAGGTTTACAAAATTTATTAAAATCAACCGATAAATAATCTTGCTTCAAAATCGATGGATGCTCTGGCTGAATATCGTAAAACAAACAATTTTTACTCATCTGAGTTAAAAGTTCAATAAAAGCACCATTTCCAGCACTAGGTTCAATAATAATGTCATTTTCATAATGAATAGGATACTGTTGTTTTAACAATTCACAACATAATTTCGCGACAGATAGTTTAGTGTAATATTTATCAATTACATTACGATTTAGTCCTGTTGTTTGCGTTTCCATTATAATCTTATACTTAGTAATATATTATAAATATTTATTTTTATATTTATATTCAATTTTATTTAGAAATAAATCATTAATAAGAAGGACTTAAAGAAAAAACGACAAATATATATATATAAATATGGTTAAAATTTGTTCTTCCGATTATCCTGTGTCAAATGAAACAAAATATTCGCAATATTTTGACAAGTACTCATTCCCATTAAGTTCTTTTCAAAAATACGCAATAGAATCTATTGTTGAAGGCCATCATATTCTTGTGACCGCTCATACTGGATCTGGTAAAACATTGCCCGCCGAATTTGCTATCGAATATTTTGTTTCAATGGGAAAAAAAGTTATTTATACTTCTCCTATTAAAGCACTTTCTAATCAAAAATTCTATGAATTTTCCAAAAAATTTCCACACATTTCTTTTGGTATTCTAACAGGTGATATTAAGTTTAATCCTGAAGCAGATGTTCTTATAATGACTACGGAAATATTATTAAATTCATTGTATTCGAAATATCAAACACAGTCATCAACTAACAAAAATGTTTTAATGCCTATGTTTGATATGGATTTTAATAATGAATTATTATGTGTCATTTTTGATGAAATACATTATATTAATGATCTAGATAGAGGTCGTATTTGGGAGGAAACTATTATTATGCTTCCTCAACATATTCAAATTGTAATGCTATCCGCGACTTTAGATTCGCCTGAAAATTTCGCTTTATGGTGCGAAACACGAGGTACTAACAAATACTCAAACAAAATCGTATATTTAGCAACAACCTATGAAAGAGTAGTCCCTTTAACCCATTATTCCTTTATAACATGTACACAAGGGATATTTAAAATATTAAAGGATAAACAACTTGAATTGGAAATCATGAGGACAACTAATACTTGCCATGTAATTCAAGACGCCAAGGGTTCGTTTAATGATACTAATTATCAAAAAATAAAGAAAACATTAACAGTTTTTGAAGATAAAAATCATTTTGTCAAAAGACAACATATTCTGAATACAGTTTCTCGGCATTTAGTTGATAATAATATGTTACCAGCGATTTGTTTTGTGTTAAGTAGAAAGGCTTTAGAACAATGTGCGAAAGAAATTACTTATCCATTATTAGAGGATGACTCTAAAATACCATATATTATTCAAAAAGAATGTGAACAAATAATTAGAAAATTACCTAATTATCAAGAATATCTTAATTTACCTGAATATTTAAATATGATATCTTTATTGGAAAAAGGAATAGCAATTCACCATGCTGGTATTATGCCTATTTTAAGAGAAATGGTTGAACTCCTATTTGCGAAAGGTTATATTAAACTTTTGTTTGCAACAGAAACTTTTGCCGTTGGAATTAATATGCCTACCAAAACTGTGTTATTTACGGATTTAAATAAATTTGATGGATCAAACCTGAGACCTTTATATTCTCATGAATATACTCAGATGGCGGGTAGAGCTGGTCGTAGAGGAATTGATAAAGTGGGTCATGTAATTCACCTAACAAATCTTTTTAAAAATATCGATCAATCCACTCTTAAAATTATTATGAAGGGGAAACCTCAAACACTTGTTTCTAAGTTTAAAATATCCTATAATTTAATCCTTAATTTAATTAATATAGGTGAGACAGATTATACACAGTATGCCAGGAAAAGTATGATTCAAAATAGTATAGACAACGAATTAAAAGTTTGTTACAACCGGATCAATATTTTACTAAAAGAATTAGAAAATATGGCGATTGTATTAAACAATTGTAAAACACCGGTTCAGATTGTAGAAGAATATATTGAATTAAAACAAAAAAGACTTGTAAGCATTAATAAAAAACGCAAGGAAATAGATAGAAACATACAAAAAATAATGGACAATAATAGTTTTATTGAGAAAGATGTAGAAGTTTTCTCTAAATTCAATGCTAAGCAATTAGAGTTAACTAAATGTAATGAGCAAATGCGTGAAATAGAAAATACCTTGAAAAATAACGTAAATAGTGTTATTCATTTGTTAATAGATTCCGAATTTATTAAGGAGCAAAATTCCAATTATCAATTGTCTTTAAAAGGTCAGATATCTACTCAATTGAGAGAAATTCACTGTTTGATATTTGCTGATTTAATACACCAAAATAGATTTCATAGTTTTCAACCAAAAGAACTAGTTGGTATTCTAAGTTGTTTCACAAATAATAGTGTATCAGAAGAAAAAAAATCAATATTTCCAAGTTCAATCTACCCAAATGTAAAAGATTTTATTATAGAAATAAATGATTTATATAAACAACAATTCGATATTGAACTAACAAATCAAATAGATACAGGGATGGATTATAAAATTCATTTTGATCTAATAGATTATTCCATTAGATGGTGTGAATGCCAAAATGATGTGGACTGTAAACAATTATTACAAGAGATTTCTTTAGAAAAGGACATTTTCTTGGGAGAATTTGTGAAAGCGATCTTAAAAATAAATAATATTACAGCCGAGATGGAAAAGATAGCAGAATTTTTGGGTGATATGACATTATTATCTATGTTAAAACAAATTCCTAATTTAACATTAAAATATGTAGCTACTAACCAATCATTATATATATAAGTGATAAACTGTAAAAAATAGTATAAATTATATTTTTATATACGTATATTTTATATGAATATTATTACTAAGACATTCTTATTTAGTCTTTGCGTAACTTTTTTGTTTTCGTTCATTTATTATAATATTTCTCCTCATAACTTTCAAACATTAGCACCACAAGATGCTTTAACCTATGTGGACTGTTTATTTTATAGTGTGACTATTCAATGTGGAGTAGGATTACCAGATATAAAAGCAGTTACTGAAACAGCAAAAGTATTAGCTATGATACAACAATTAATATTAATGGGAAGTGCCTTTATTATTTTACAATTATTTTACAATAAATAAATGAATTCTTAGAAAACTAATAATTTTGAGTTATAAATTATTAGTTTATTCAATTAAAGTATTTATGGATGATATGCCCAATTTAGAGGTAGTTGACAACTAACTTCAATAGGTTCAGTATCTGGTGTAGTGCCATGATTTGTATAATAATGATAACTGCTATTACAAGGTGGTTTTAAGGGTTGATATAAACCTATTTTTAGGTCACAATTAGCATAACATGTTAAACATGGTTGATTTATTATTTCAAATTCAAAAATATAATTAGTTGCTGGTGAACTTTTAAATAAATATATATGATCATAATTTTTAGTATTCCAATATGGGTAAGAGTAGGTACCATCTCCTACGCCAGGTATTGTACCTGGTGGGGGTGGAAAATAAGGAGAAACTGTTGATGACCCAGGAGGATATATTTCTGGTGATCTATATTGCCCATCTGTATTGGGGTTTACAATAATATTTTTAAAGAATTCATTACCATTTGGTATACCAATTGGTAATCTTGAAACGGTTCCGGCTGTAGAGGTTGACGTGGGTAAAGCAGCTGCTTGATCTAAAAGGTTAAGAGTTAATTGTTGGGAAGCACTATGTTCCCAAATTATCATAATATTTTGATTATCAAAAGGTCCAACTTCATTTTGTAATAATGTTGTATCAGTAGGATTAATATTAAATATTGCCTGGATAATGGAGGTAAAATCTTGTTCGCCTCCAAATACAAAGATTGGTATATTTAACATAAAGGATGCTAAAGAAGCACTTTGAAGAGGGCACATAGAGGAATCAGCACTATTATATGGACAAGAATTACTAGCAATAATATAGGAAATAGGATTGCCCTCCGCAGCTAATTGGTTAATATATGTAATTAATTGGCAGGCTCTATAAATTCCATTATTATTTAAATTATAACTAGAGCTAGTTTCTCCGTGACGCATTAAATAAATATTTTTAGGTCCAGTTGTCGCACTACTAGTGGGTTCAAAATTTAATGCTTGATTAGCAGTAAATTGTGCTCCTAAAGTAGATTGATAAGAAACCCATGAACTATACAAAACTTCCCATGTAGGTACCCCATAACCAGCATATTTGCTAATAGGAAAACCTTCTTCGTTACATTCTTGAGGAGGAATTGTATTGCTAAATGGAGATGGTAAAGAGGATGAAGATTTAGAATTTTTCACAGATTTATTCTTAATATTAAAAAAAATATTTCGATCCATTATAAAATATATTGATATTTTATTGTATATTTCACCGAAAAAATATGCTGTAAATTAATATTTCTGTGACGTTACCATTTATCGTAACAACTTTTGATTTATTTTATTGGTGATATTTTTGGGTAACAACTTTTTTTTATAAAAGTGATTCAGTTTTCCAAATTGGACATTTTTAAAAATGTCCAAAATAGAAAATCTGGAAAAAGTCTTGAAAAAACATCGCGAAAATCACTTTTAGACCATAATGCTCACAATCACAGAAAAAATAATTGCGAATTTGTTATGATAAAAAAAATTATTTAAAAATAAAAAAATTTAGAGAGATTTTTCTGTCATCATAAAATAGCGACAAATGATGACCCAAAACTCGCAAAAACTCGCACAATTATTTTGTTGTAAAAAATGTGACTATAATACGTCTAAGCGCAATGATTTTATGAAACATTTAATGACACTGAAACATAAAAATGATGACCATGATGACCAAAATGATGACCCAAAAGTCGCCAAAGCATACGAAAATAAACAAAAAAAATATGTGTGCGAATGTGGTAAGGAATATAAATATAAGCAAGGATTATCCGTTCATAAGAAAAAATGTAATAATCAAAATGAAAATATTAAACATCCGAATGAAACGTTAAATGAAGAGCCAATTAGTAAAGAATTAATTATTCAGCTTATAAAACAAAATCAAAATTTACAAGATATGCTGTATGAACAACACAATAAAATGTATGAGCTAGCAAAGGAGGGTAAATATATAACTAATAATAACAATACAACTAACAACAATCACTTCAATTTAAATGTATTTTTGAATGAAAAGTGTAAAGATGCTATAAATTTAATGGATTTTGTTGATTCTTTAAAAGTGAAATTAAAAGACCTGGAATATACAGCACGTTCTGGTTATGCCGAAGGTGTATCACAAATATTCATTAATGCTTTATCAGAATTAAATGTTCATAAGAGACCAATACATTGTTCGGATTTCAAGCGAGAAGTATTATATATTAAAGATCAAGATTTATGGGAAAAAGAAGACGAAGATAAAACAAAAATAACAAATGCGATCAAAATAATAGGAAATAAAAATATTCAACAAATAAGTGAGTGGAAAAAAGCGAATCCTGAATACAATGATCCTACTTCAAAACAAAATGATAATTATATGAAAATGATATGTAATGCCATGAGTGGTTCAACAAAAGAAGAAGCAGGTAAAAATTACGAAAAAATAATAAAAAATATAGCAAAAGAGGTAATAATTGATAAATCTAATTAGTATAATTGTTCTATCCTCATCCTCATCACTTTTATTTTTATTATTATCCATATAAAAATAAAAATGTATAAAATAATATAATTTTTTTTCAACCACGAAAAGAAAAATAATTAAGTTATTGAATCTTTTAAAGGTGTCATTCAAAAATTAAAAATAGTAATATTAGCAGTTTAAATTATTGTCGGTCCTCATCCTCCTAAGATAGTAATTGTATTTTGTTTATTTTTACTACTATTATTAGAAGACATTAAACTATATCCCCCTCATCCTCCTCTTATTTTTCTAGACTTATTATTACGTTTATTTATTCTAGATTTAGATTTAGATTTATAATGAGGTTTTCTCCTATTTCTGAAATTCCGTTTCGTCATATTATATAAAAATAAAAAAAATTGTTACACAAGTTGTAATCGTATTTTCTTTTTAAACTTTTCTTCATTGTTAAATAAAAATAGTTTATATTGTTTCTTATCATAGTTTTCTAAATTTTCACGCATAGTTATTCTAGAAGCTAATCGTAATTCTGGCAAAAAAACAATGAATTGATAAAGACCATCATTCCGGACCAGTTTATCAAAACAAAATCCGTCATAAACTTTTTCAAGTGTTCCTGGTTCATTATAGCACATATCTAATAAATTACAATCACTTTGAACTTTTCGTATAGAACGCATAGTGATATTTATATAATCTAATTGTATTATCCATTTATTATAAAATTCAATAGCATCAGAGGATAAAGAAATTAAATTGTAATTTATTTGAAATTGTATCATATTCAATAAATCTATAAGACGTCGAATAGGAGAAGTAATATGAATATAAGCATCCATATCAAGTAGTTGATGTTTAGTTAATAGTTGTTTATTTTCAGCTGGTATAGAGCTAATATCTATATATTGACCCGAAGCACTATTCCATATTTTTATAAATTGATTTACATCGTCAGGTAAATTTTCAGGCAATTCAATTTGTTTTTTAATGATAGTTGATCGAAAAATACCGTTATTAAATTTAAATAATTCTTGCGCACAATGATAATTCATAAAAATCATTAAATAGCAAACAACTTCATGACTGTTACGAACATTATTAATATATTTATATTTATGAGATAGATGTTTGGTGGTTTCCAGTAATAATAAATAATTTGGATTCATGATTAACATTTTTTCTTCATAGGAGAAATTTTTAAACACTTTAATGATACAATTCGAATATTTTATGGATAACACATTATTTTGAGAATCAATCAATACGTCCATAACAAATGCGAATCTCCTCATATTTTGTTGGAGTGAGCATAAACAATCCGATAAAATGGTGGGAAGCATGGGTCTTTTTCGATCAGGTAAATAAATGGTGGAAATGCGTTGAGAAAAACTGGACCAAAGATTTAGTGAATCCATCCAAATAGTGACATTGGCAATATAAATACTTAACATAGTAAGACCATTTTCAACCCTCTTTATGCTGAAAGCATCGTCATAGTCTAAACTAGTAGGGGGATCAATAGTAAATGTTTCCCAAGTGGTCCTGTCTTCAATTTGCTTATATTTGGAACAAAGACTGGAGATAAATGAATCATGAGTATTGGCATTCCCACTGCTACCAGTAAATATAGTATCAATGGCTTTAGAGGTAGATTTATTAAACTTTTGTATAGAAGTATTAAGACTTTTACAATATAATTGATATTCATAAAAATTATTAAGAATGTCAACAGAACCTATATTTTGGCTAATAATAGCATGAGGATGTTTCGTGCTCCATTCAGTAAAACGAATAGTTACATAGAGATTATTAAATATTTTAGAAAACCCCATTTGTTTTATTTCATAAGGGACTAAAAAAACAGGTATGCGTGTATCATCGGGAATACATTTATAAAGTAACTTACCCTGTTTATTTGACCCTTTATTCTCCCTCCCATATGTTTTATTATCAGCAAGAATAAGAACAGCAGGAATATTTTCATTGTAACGCATAGAAGAATGTATAATTTCGATCATTCCTTTATTATATGTGAAAACGTCATTCGTGAATAATTTATGATCGATAGGTGAAAATCCATCTATTAAAATTGGTTCCAAAGTAGTGGCATTAAATGTGGACCATGAACCATAATTTCTATTATCAATATTGATTTTATATAAAGTCATAATATGATGTGTTATGGATGAATATCTTTAAGTCATTTTTGATGCGGAACTATATTAGCCTACATATATGTAGGTGGAATAATCGAACAGGGGGGACCTATAAATACATTAATGTAGGTATATGTAGGCGCGTTAAACGGGGTCAAAATTGGCTTCCCTTTTTACCTCATCTATATCCTCTATTGTAATACCAATATTATTGTGAATCCTATATTTTTTACATATTATAATATACCAATTTCGAATATTTGTTTTACAAAGTATAAATATACAAATCAAAAAGGGTATAATTAATAAGAAAAATAGATTATTATTTATATGAATTACTGATATATTATTTTCTGCGATTTGATGGGTAGGTTCTAACGTATTATTTGTATTATTTAGATATTGAAATTCAGTAGGTTCAAAACTTATACTATGAAATTCGCTGGGTTCCAAAGTTATTGAAAAGGGTTTAATTGTTTCCAACATTATATATGATATATTTAGTCTTTTTTTTTCTAATTCAATTTCCATAATAGTTTCTACATAATAACTATATAATTTTTTGTTCATGAAGATTTTATAATTATATATGAATTATAATGATAAAATGTAAATATCAGATATAATAATTATTGTTATTCAGCCCTTTCTTTTTCTTCTATTATATTTGTATTGTTAATCAAGGAATCCTCTTGGGATTTTTCCATTTCGACATCACTGTTATTCAACTCATTAATAGCGGTTGAATCTTCCTTTTTATCTTCTTTTTTTTGTAAAAAATTAATATCTAATTTCTTAGCAAATTTTCTTTCCACATTTTGATTTTGTAGTGTATACATAAATACTTGTGGACTAATAGAAATGTTATTCATATAAGTTCTATATTTAAAACAACTAATACTTGTATTTTCTTCTAATTTAAAAGAATACCACCAATATGCTGGTATAAATAAAAATCGTCCTGGCACAAGGTTAATCTCTAGACATTTTATTTTATCAAAGTCAGCTTTATACTTAGGCTGAGGGTCCCATGGATTAATAGGCGATCTGAATTCAAAATTTTCATAATCATTAATAGGATACAAATACTTTATACTTTTTGGAGGTGCTAATTTTATCTTTACAGACCCCTGTGTTACTATAAAATAATTCCGGTAATTTAACTCATAACGAAAAGGTGTCTCAATATTCGTTGAACCCATAATTACATCATAATAACGATTTGAAACTAGGTAAGGTCTTAAAAATTCATCATTATAAGACATATTTTTTATTGCTCCTGTTTCTTGTAAAAAATCAAAATTGCCTTCACTAAAATATTTAGAATTTGTATCTTCATTAAATAACTTATTCGATATATGTAAAGGCAATGGAACAGAAAATTGTGAATCATTGTTTAATTCTTTCATATCTCTAATTTTTATTTCAAATATAGGGTAATTTTCTAATAATTTATTTTTGTTAGTTGTATTGATAATTTTATCACCATTCTCATCACAATCAAATAAAACTGGTTGCCTTAAGTCGCATATTTCTTCCATTTTATCTTTGGATGCTTGTTCTATTTCATAGACTTCTAATTCATCACTGGTTTTTAAATGGAATTGTATATGTAAATACATGAAGAGAATTATACAAAATACAAAAAAACCAATTATTATTTTTTGTAAACTAGTAGACATTGTTTATAAAAAATAATAATTTATTTTGATTTTACTAACGAACTAAATATATAATGATCATTTACTATCAATCTATTATTTTAGGAGCTACATAAAATGAAATTTGGCTATCATTACCTAAATCATATTGAATTACCATGGGAAACTCAGCACTTATAGATACATTTATTATTGGGCTTAATTTGATAGAGGAACACATTTTAGATATATGGTTTAAACTAAATGAAATGTCTAATTCCTCTCCCTCATTAATAGAATATTCATCCAAATCTTCAATTGGAATATTCACTTTCAATTTGGTAGTTTCTCCACTCGCGTTTAATTCAACCACGTTTTCATTACAATTTATATTTAAATTACTGCCAAATGTATTCAATTCAGAAATAACTTCTACAAATTTTTTAGCTTCAATTGTAAACTCAACATCATAATCAACTTTAGGGATTTCTAAGCTATCTTCTTCTACATCAATTAACTGTAATTCAAAATAATGATTAAAAGAACTTTTTTTTTCTTTATTATTTAAAAAATTAATATACAATTTATCAATATCTGTGGTCCCTGATTCGTCGAAACTGATTTCCGTGATATCGTGTTTTAAAGAAAAGTTCATTAAGATGGAAAATTGGGAAGAATCAACAGCCAACTTTGTATCCTTTAAACATTCATAATTATTAAACCAATTTTTATTAAAGCAGACATCTGCTAAACATATATGAGATTTATCCATGGATTGAATGTATATGGTTTCAGAATTGAAATGTATTATAATATGTGAACTCCAGTTTTTTAATAATTGAATAAGTGCTACAAATATTTCTTGTTTCGATTTATTTTCAATTGTTAAACGCATTAATTTATGTATTCCATTTAAATATATATTTAATATGTTTTTATTCTTATAATATTCTTGTAATACTTTTTTGTTTTATATAACACTTTGTTTATTATTTTGAAGTTTGTTGTTAGTATGCTTTACCAATTCTATCTTTGAGATTGTATCTTTATTTATAAATAAAGACACGACATGAAAAAATTGGGAAAATATAAATGGAGGGTTAATTATATAACATTTTTTCAAAGTGTTTGGATATTTTTCGCTAAATAGATCGGCACATTTTTTGAAAAATTCTTGATGTTTATCAACTTCTGATAATGTTACATAATTCATATTAAAATAAATAATGATCTGTTTATTATCCGCTAAAATTTTATCTATATTGGTAGCAACTATACTAAAAATGATATTATAGGTGTCGGGTGTGCCAAAATATTTAAAATATGGATAGTCTAAAATAAGGCAATTATCATTAATATAAGATAACTTGGTAATAATAAAATTCCAATCTTTAATTTTAATTTTTTGTAAAATAGTGTTTTCATTACTTTCTCCAAATAAGTTATTGATATCCTCCATTTATTATTTATTACCTATTATTAATTTTATATTTTTAAACTAATATATAAAAATATAAATTCTTCGCTTTATAATCCAAAGGTATAAAAAATTACTTTATTTAAGAGGAAGGATTAATTTCACTTTCTATTAATTCTTTTAGAGTCGCTCCATTCAAATCCTCTGAACCATTAACATCCAATTCCAAATTATCAATAAATTCATTATTTAGATTTTCATAATCAATATTTTCGTCTACTAAATTAGCTTCATCATATAGATTGCTTTGTTCCATGGAAAGAGCTAATATTTTATTGGCATTATCCATTGCCAAATTTTGTAATAAGGCGATAATTTCTTTTGTCGCAGCTAATTCATTATTAATAACTTCTATTTGATTTTTTAAGTCTTTAAACTCCTTTGCTGTATTTAAAGCAATTCCTTTGGATTGAACGACGCTTTGCTTCAATACATCTAATTGTTGTTTAACAAACAAAGTATCTGCTGAGCCATTAGTAGTTGAGCGTTTTTCCAGAGACTCCAATCGACTTACAATAGATTGGATAAGACTATTATCAATTGAAATCAAATTTTCTTGACCATCTTGTTTTTCTATTGACATGTTATTGGAAATACCTCCATTGATTAATTTATCCTCTACAGCCCCTAATCGTAGTGTAATTAATGTGATAGCTTGAGCAATTGTCATTTTACTAATATTATTAATGTTAGGCTGTTGTTGCTGTTGTTGTTGTTGAGGAACTTGGGTTCTACCTTGTCCCGAAAACATTTGTGATGAATTAATTGATGGTTGAGGCGGTGTTCTTCCGGGAATTTGGGGTTCAGGAGGGCCAGTTCGTCTTCTTTGTGCTGCTTGAACAGATCGATTTCCACTCATTAGTATATAAGATATAAACAATTTGTTTCTAAATTATTTACGCAACAATAATTTAAGCTAATTTAATTATCATATAGCCATCATAAAAATTTTTATTATTTTTTTTATTATTAATTATTTTTTAAATGTAAAGTATTAAAGATAATAATACTAATATGTTATGCCTGTTAAGCTTGTTAGTTATTCCAAAAATGACAATAATGATTCGCTCGAAGACTTAGTAGCTTTTTGTGCTCGTGTTTCCAATCCTTCTAATCAACATAATAAAACTACTAATAAAAAATTAATACGTTATTTAGTTGATAATAAACATTGGTCCCCATTAGAAATGGTAAGTATATGTTTAGAAATAGAGACAACTAGAGATATTGCTAGGCAAATTTTACGACATAGATCATTTTCATTTCAAGAATTCTCACAACGTTATGCTGTAGCTGACTTAGGATTTATAAATAAAGAAGCTAGATTACAAGATACGAAAAATCGACAAAATAGTATCGAAATTGATAATTCGGATTTACAAGAAGAATGGAATAATAAACAAAATACGATTAATAATAATTGTTTAGAAATTTATAAATGGGCATTGGAAAAAGGCATCGCTAAAGAACAAGCAAGGGCAGTTTTACCAGAAGGCACTACTATATCAAAATTATATATGAGTGGAACTTTACGATCATGGATTCATTATATTCAATTAAGAAGCGGAAATGGAACACAAAAAGAACATAGAGAAATAGCGGTTGCTTGTGCAAAAGAGATAGAAACTATTTTTCCCATGGTTTCAGAATTTGTGGGAAATTAAGTTTATTGGTTTATATTTTTATATATTGTATAAAAGTATAAAAATAATTATAAATATCATTGTTATAAGAACTATTTATTTTCATTTTGGAAGGAAATAGTTCTTATTTACTAAACATATTTAGTCTTTTTTTATTTCTAAATATACCCTATAGGGATATGGAAACTTTAGATGAATTATCAAAGACAACTAGCGGAAAACCAGGATTTATTAAACATGTATTCAATTTTGACCAAGAATCTAAATCAGAAATGTTAAATATAATACAATATTCTGTTTTAGCACTTATTCCTGTTGTCATATTGAACAAATTAATGCAACGATTTGTCCCAGAAGCGAATGAAGACAAAGGTTCTATAGAATTAGTAGCGGAAATTTTAGGACAAGTCGTAATCATGTTTTTAGGCATATTACTTATCCACCGAATCATTACATACATTCCTACTTATAGTGGTGAAAAATACGCTGATTTCAGCATAACAAACATTATTTTAGCAATGTTAGTTATTATATTGAGTCTTCAAACTAAATTGGGTGAAAAAGTGTCTATTATTGTGGAGCGTCTAATGGAATTATGGGAGGGACATAAAGATAATTCAAATAATAAAAAGGGACAAGGGAATGTAAAGGTTAGTCAACCTATTTCTCAGAATCAAATAGCCATAAATCAATCTTTAAATTCAACTGGCTCAACATCTATTAATTCTTTACCTCAAGCACCTCCAACACAACAATTACCTGATTATAATAATATGTATCAACAAGATTCCACTCCTTTAGTTGGAGCAGCAACGCCTAGCATGGAATCCTTTGAACCAATGGCAGCAAATGCTGGAGGAGGAGGGTCCTTTGGATCCGCATTTGGTGGATGGTAATTGTTATAACGTTTCATTATAAAACTATATTCTGAAGTATCATAATTGGAAATGGATTCATATTCTTGTTCCTTCTTATAAAAACACATACTTCTACTAATATATTTCATAAAATTATGAATTGCTTCAAAAAATATATAGATTGTCATTATGTATATAATATAAAATAAAAAGGCTTTAAAATATTTTATTTTATATTATATTAATACAATAATTAATATAATGGATGTTACCAAATTAATAAGTGCTTTAGATAATGAATCGAATGAAACTATAATGAATTTAACTAATAAAACAATTATGGAAATGAATTTAAATATCTTAAAGGAACTACATTTAGATAAAGAAACGACAATAACTTATTTAAAAAAACTGAAAGGTTATAGATATATTGATGAAATTAGTGATTTAAAATATGGTAGTTACATTAAATGGATACCGATAATAGATCCGGGAAATTTACCATTACATTATTGCGGAATTATTTGTGATATAAAAATAACGGATAATGGAGTTATAATTGTTTGTAAGAATTTTATGCATAGACATTATACATTTAAGATGGACGAAAGCTTAATATTTCAGAAATTAACTTCACAAGAACAAATTATTCTCAGCGCTTTAGATCATTTAGAAAAAGAAAAAGAAAAAGAAGAGGATTCAGAAGATTGTTAGTAATTCGTTATATTTATTTTTATTTATTTATTATTTTTTCTTAGTTTTTCCTAGTTTTTTTATGAAACGATGTCGAAATCGAAATATCATTAAACAGTCCAGGAATAAATTTCCCCATTTTTATTAATTGAACCTCACCATCTGATAATTGCTTTTTAGTATAACATTTTTTACCATTTTTATAATTACAAATACTTTTATATCCCTTAGAATTTTTTATAGTTACTTTTTTGATAATTTTCTTTCCACCCAACATTGTTTTTTGAACATTGTGATACGTATATCCCATTATTATAATATATTATATAAAGATTATATAATATATAATGGCTGAAATTGAATTAAAATCAAATGGTAATAATCATTTTTATATTCATTTATTTCATATTCTCATTGTGGGTTCGTTATTTTTATATGTTGCTATCAAAGGGAATACCATTCCTCAATTATTATATCCTATATTAAAATATTTAGGTATTATTATAATTTTATACCATTGTTATAAAGCTTATGTAAAAATAACTAACAATAAAAGTGCCTGGGTTAATTATTTACACATATTCTTAATCGGCCCTTTGTTAGTTATCATTGGATATAATGGTAAGGAAACATCAAGAAAATATTATGACTTATTATTAATGGCTGGTATGGCATCTATTGGATACCATGGTTATTATTTGCTCTTTTAATAATACTTTTACCTGCTAACAATTTATAGATTCCACCCAATTTTGAGTTATAACAGATTGAACACTTTCTAATGCTCCCTCCGTCCATCCTTGGCGCCGACTCACAGCTTCTCCCACAACTAACATGCCCGTTTCCGGATGTTGAGCTTCTTTAATAAATTCCCGTCTAGTTTTATATTTCGTTTTATCTAAAGGTTCATAATAATGAGTTCCTATTGGCCAATAATAACTAGTTAAAGCAGTAATCTTAAGAGATCCAGATGGAATATTTAACGCATTTTCCACTTCTTTTTCGAAAAATGTTCGATTTTGCGGTAAATTATCTACACTGTCTTTTAACATTTCTGCGTTTTTATTGTCTGAATAAGCAATCAGATATACACCATTCGAATGATTCATAGGAATCATCTTTTGTAATGGACCTGGAACAATTGTATATTCCTGGACATGTTTTTTCATTATTTCGTTTGAATTCTTATTGAATTTCGCATATACATATAAAAAAGGTTGTCCATGTATTTGTTTATAAATATTATAATGAGGCAATAATTTTTTTGTAGTATTTATACGTGTAGCAATAATCACTTTATTCGAATAATATTGGACTTCTTTTTCGGTAATAAGTCCAAATAAACAAGGTTTGTTTTTTAATTTAGCCACAGCTTCTACTTTTGAAGAAGTTTTAATATTGTCATAACCAATTTTATTACATAATTTAATTACGAGTTGATCCCATGGAATACTTAAACCAGTCCAACCGGGGCCATTATCATCCATTTGATAATGATATAAAACTTCATAGGCATCTTCTTCTTCATAATCAGTATACCCAGCACTAACAATGAATTGTTTATAAAGTGTATCTCCTAATTGAGATTTAGCAAAATGTTTAAAGGTCACGGACGGAGGATTTTTATATTTTCTATATTCTTCTCTAAGTTTGTGTAAATAATATTTAACATTTATTGGTCTTTCAATTAATTCGGAATAATTCATATTAACTATAAATGGTTTAAATGGAACTCTTAATTCCTTCAATAATTCAATTAATAGTTGATCGGTATCTTTACGCCCAACACCAGCACCTACTACAATATCCGAACCATAAAATTGATTAATACCAATTCTCCCTCCAATAAAAGGTCTTTTGTTACTTTCAAGAACTAACAATTTTATAGATGGATTCATTTGTTTTAACTTATATGCGCTATAAAGCCCCGATAAGCCCGCTCCCACAATAATAACATCATAATAATTACTTATAGAATTATAATTTATATTCATATGAATTTATACTATATAAATATAATAACTCAATATTTAACTTTATTTTATTTATTTTATTAATTATTTCGCTTTGTTTTTACCTTATTATTTTTTGAAATCTTAACTGATAGGTTTTTTTTACAGTTAAATTTGCCGCGATTATATCCTTTGTTATTAATTATAGTTTTTGTGCAAATTCCAATAGCTCGTGACTCAAATTTGGAATCTACTTTTTTTATACATCTACATAACTTTTCGGCTAAAATTTGTTCAGCATTTTTTTGTATTAATCTTTTGGATTTTGGTATCGTTAATTTATAATAATTTAAAATATTTATATAATCATTTTTTGTTAGTTCAAATGGCATAATAAATAATATTAATATTTTATTTTTGTGTATTTTATAATCACAACATATTATATAATTATGACTTGTGAAAAAAAAATTGTAGTGTTTGACTTGGATGAAACGTTGGGTTATTTTATAGAATTGGGAATGTTTTGGGACGCATTAAAAGGTTTTATAAATCAAAATAAACTAGAAATAAAAATAAATCAGCAATTATTTAATACTGTTTTGGATTTGTTCCCTGAATTTTTGAGACCAAATATCCTTGGAATATTAAATTATTTGAAAAAGAAAAAACAGAAAAATCATTGTGATAAATTAATGATTTATACTAACAACCAAGGACCAGAAGAGTGGGCTAAATTTATAATGAATTATTTTGATCATAAATTAAAGTTTAAGATTTTTGATCAATTAATAGCGGCATTTAAAGTAAAAGGAAAGCAAATTGAATTATGTCGAACCACACATATGAAAACACATACTGATTTTGTTAGATGTACTAATATTCCTCCTACTACAGAAATTTGTTTTCTAGACGATGTTTTTTATCCAGGAATGAATCATGATAATATATATTACATAAATATTAAACCATATATTTACGATTTAGAATTTAACGACATGTTAAAACGACTTGTTACTAGTAATATATTAGGAAAATTACAAGATCCAGAAGCATGTATAACTTATATGACAAAATATATGAACAGATATAATTTTTCATTTATAAAGAAATCAATGGAATCGCAAATGGTAGATAAAATATTATCGAAAAAAATATTAAATCATCTCCATATATTTTTTTTAAGGAAAAACACGGTCTCAAATAATCGACTTCCAATGGTTACCAATATAACTAAAAAGAAAAAAAACCATAAAAATAAGACGATTAAAATAAGACGATTAAAATAAGACGATTAAAATAAAAACAGTTTAATTTTATCTAAATAATTTTGTAAAATACTATTAATAGCAGTGGTAGCCAATAAAAATAACCCAGCGCTGAACGCAATTTTCGCATCTAATTCCGTAAATTGAACACGTCTGAAAGGGTTAAATCTATATATTAAAAATAAACTAACATATATTTTAACATAGTATTGTAGATCGTCTAAATATTGAGGCGCATTGGCTGATAATCCTAACGCAATAAGAATATAAAGTAGCCACGTAACGTATATTATAATTGTAAATAATTGGTATTGGATTTTATGAATTTGTTTGTTAAATGCCATATATATTTAACAAACAAAAGATATAATGAAGATAATTTGTAGATAAGATTTATGTGTATATAGATAAAGTTCTAGCACTAGGATCAGCAGAAACTATATATTTTGGCATCCAAAAATAAGGGACAATATGTGAACAATTAGGGTAGGCTTGGTCAAATATTCTTTTGTAATACATTTTTTCAGTTTCTATACAAGGTTTATATTTACTTGTATGTTGTTGATTGTTTAATAAGTTAGCAGCATTTTCTTGAAGAATTTGATATAAAGAACGCCCATGTGAACTAACACCATCGCTAAATGCTTCTTTTTTCCTCCATAAAATTTCATTGGGTAAAACTTGCGATCCTTTATAGTCTTTAAAATAATTAGAAGTAAAACTCATTCTTAATATATATTTTTCTATATTTGCTGTACCATTATTATGATTTCGAAAAGAAGGCGGTAATGATAATATAAAATTAGCAAAACTCCTATCTAAAAATGGTGTCCTTGGTTCTAAACCATGAGAAGATATAGATTTATCAGAACGCAATACATCAAATAAATGAATATCTTTTAATAAACGTCTGATTTCTTTATCGAATTCTATATTATCGGGACATTTATTCATATAAAGATAACCACCTAGTAATTCATCTGACCCATCACCATTAAAAATGACTTTCGCGTCTGAATGATTAGATATATATTGACCTAATAAATAATTACCTATACTAGCTCGGACGGTAGTCGTATCATAACTTTCAATTGTTTTAATTACTTCGGGGATAGCTTCAAACATTTGTTGTTCTGTTACAATAATTTCTGTATGATTGGTATTTAAATAATTGGCAACGATTTTTGCGTATTTTAAATCTTCGGAACCCTCTAAGCCAATACTATATGTTTCTAATTTATTTGGTAAATTATTAGAATGATAAAAATTATTTACTAATGCCGCAATTAAACTACTGTCTAGACCTCCAGATAATAAACAAGCAATCGGTCTTTCTGTTGTTAAACATCTTTTGGTCACAGCTGTATTTAAATAAGAAGATATATGTGAAAAAATTGTATTCAAATAAATATTATTCATTTGTTCATTTTGCTCTTCTAAATCCCATGTATGTGAAAAACTAGGGATAAAAAAGGGAGTATTTTCGTATTTTATTTCCCATTTTGAGTTTACCTTACTCCCCAAATTAAACGTGGAATAAGTTCCTGGTTTAAATTGTTCTACAGTATAACTATGTATATCTAGATTATAAAAATATTCTAGGCTTTTTAATTCGGACGCAAATCCCAATAATTTATGATCATTATCATTTGGGGTTCTACTCTTTAAATAATATAACGGTCTAACACCAAATGGGTCCCTAGCTACATAAATTTGATTATTAATATCCTCCGATAATCTATTATCATATAAAATAAATGAGTAAACTCCATCTAACATTGTTAAAGTTTGTTCTATTCCATATTTAATATAAAGATGAATAATAACTTCGCAATCAGATTGCGTTAAAGGAGTAACGCCCATAGTTTGATATAATTTTTTATAGTTATAAATTTCCCCATTACATATTAAAACAACATTATTAATAACTAATGGTTGATTAGATTCATTATTTAACCCATTTATAGCCAATCTATGGAATCCAAGAATCATTTTCATATAACTATTATCTAATTTAGAGAATTCCGGACCTCTTTTTCGGCCCTTATTAAATTCATTATTTATAGTTTCTAACGAAATATTTGTATTATTTAGAAGTCCAAATATACCACACATTATTATATTATAATGAATTGTATTTAAACATTTTTAATAATTATATAATAATTATATATATCAATGGATATAAATAATTTTCAAGATGGAAGTAGTTTACAAAGACAACAAACAATTTATAATAGATCTTATTCCAGAAATATCCCTTCACAATTATTACAGCCTTACTTAGATTCACGCCCAGTTTCAACCAAATATTCCATTATGCCCATCACAGATCCACGAAAACAAATGGAAACACCACTAGTTCAACAAGCAACTTATACTCCTGAGACTGTATATAATCCTGGAAATAGTAAAGGTCCATGGTCAGGATATGCTTCTAATATAAATCATGAATCAGAATTGAGAAACCAAATTTTTGCTTTACAATCATGTGCGCAAGCAACATATATACCGTCAAGTAAAAGCAATTTATATCAAGTTAATTGGTCGAATAAAAATACTACAAATCAACCGTTTCCTGAATTATTTAAGAACGAACAGTTTTGTCCCTTTAACCCAAATCCCCATTCCGATGTTATAGGATTTGCTTTATTTAATAACGCGACTCGTCAACAAATCAAAGACTTGACAGTTAATAATACTCAACATTAAAATACATTAAATATATTATAATAATTTTATAACTTTACACCATTGAAGATTTAAAATAGAACATAAAATATTCATACCCTATTCTAGAGGATATATCAAAATATTTTACATTCGGTAAAAAAAATATATAATAAATAAATTTAATTATATAAATATTTTTTATAAATATTTATATACTAATGTCAGACGATTTAGTAAACCAACTAACATTAAATTTTTTAATAAGTAAAAATCAACTTCAAAAATTAAATAAAAAAATGAAAGAAGATAAGACCAAAATGATAAAAAATGATAAAGAATTATATGGACCACGAATAAAGGAATTATTTAATCAATTATTAAACAATGAATATCCAAATGATTTGTTATTTGATGTAAAAAATAGTTTTGAATTATTTATAGATAAAACGGTATATTATTTAAAAGCACATGATACTAACATTCTTTTAGAAAAAGAACGTTGTGATGATATACAAAATGATATAGATTTTGATAAAGAAGAAAGAGACATAGAAAATGGTAATTATATTGAAATAGACGAGTCAATTGAAGAAGACGGATCAAGCGAAGAAGACGGATCAAATGAAGAGGACGGTTCCAATGAAGAAGACTCTTCAATGGAAGAAGAAGAAGACGCATCAAGAGAAGAAGAACCTGTAATAGTAAAAGAAAAAATCAAAAAAAATTCGATTCATTCAAAAGGAGTGGACGACATACAAAAATTACCATTAAATTGGTTTAATTCTGTAAGACAAAATTATAAAAAAAATCAAATTATTCCCAGAAAAAATGAAACTGTAATTGGTAATTCCATTTCATTAATTATTAATGAAAAAAAGAAAATATAATTTATTTATATGAACAAACTAACAAGAAAAAATAGAAAAACACAAAAGAAAAGTAAACCAAGAAAAAGGGTTAAAACAGGAAAAAGGGTTAAAACAGGAAAAAGGGTCAAAAAAGAAAAAGGGGTTAAAATGATACGTTCTAAAAATTCCCATTTAGAATCATTTGTAAAGTTAAATTGTAGTCCAGAAAATAAAGATAAAAAGTATACCTGTTATTCAGATGAAGATTTATATAAATTACGAGCACTATGGAATGCTAGACATCCAGATGAACCGATAAAAACGAATAATACTAAGCAAATATGGCTATATTTAAAATCTTATTACCAAAATATTTGTAATAAAGAATCCTGTTGGATACGCCAAATGACTAAAAACACCAAAATGGAAAAAGAATTACTAGATTCATTTGCTCCTCAATCTCCTAAAGAATGGAAGAAAAATCCAAATGAATGGCTTTCAAGTATAGATATTATTGAAGTAATGAATCAATATGAAAAAAAGTATAAATGTTTTGAATTCTTAGGCCCATCCCCTATAGATTATGACACGCATAGACTATACGGTGAATGTGTTTGGGAAGAATTATGTCATTTTAATTTAGCTGATCAAATAAAAAAAGGCAAGACAAAGATTGGTATCATTT